AGTGTAGTACGGTTCAAAATCTCCGTGCTTGATGAGAGGAGCGACAAGGTACTTGTTACGCAGGCCCCACTTCAACGCATCTGGGTCATTCCGACTGTACACCCTAAGCCCGAGGTGTGTAAGACCTATCTTGTACTCCTTGCTTCCGTACTTTAGGGTCATAACTCGTAATACACATAGGGCTTGAACACAGCAGATATTACACCGGCCTTCAAAGCCTTGTCAAGCGTTTGTATGATAAACCAGAACTGACTGTCCAGGAGTTCGACGTCCCCGTTGTGGATACTTGCATGGCACTCGAAACATAGCGGCATTGTGAACAAATCGCTCGCTTTGTATCCCATACCGCCCGACACCCCAGAACCACGTCCTTTCAAATGATGGGCGACTATCGTATCGTCTTTGAGGTGACAAGATATGCACGGGAGTTGGGATACAAACTTAATGTAGTCCTTACTAGGCCACCTTTTCGATTTAGGGAGGCTACCTGGGTGGTACATGTGCCTTTTCTTTTTGTCCTCGTCAGGCACGTCCGGCCCTTTCAGTTCGTCAGGGTAGCTCACAAGAATCTCCACTACAGGCCAATTCCTGGCTGCTCGTTGTGTTGTCCATATCCTCTTTGAACTTAAAGTCTATTTCCTTGGGCATTGCCTTGACCATGCTAGTGTATTCTTCTTTAGTCATGTCCTCATAGGGGGCCTGTTCGTAGATATGCCCGTCATCCGCTGAAGGCAGGAAGGATACTCCGTTGAGGACCTGAAAGTTGTCCCACACCCAAGAACCAACAGCAGGCCAATCGTGCTCCCCTACATAGCAGGTCATGCTTGGCTTGTGCTCACACCAGTGGAGAGCAAACTTACGCCACACTTCAAGCTGCTGTAGTGGGCCTACGCTCTTCCTAGTCAGGCCCTCAGACTTGATGGGGAAGTGGAACACCCAGGCCTCTGGATTAGCTCTGTCTTCTTCGTGTGGTACGCCTGCGTCAATCATAACTTGGGCTAGTGGGTCTTTCTTGTCGTTTCTAACAGCCCTGCGATAGTATTTGTTGTAAGCTGGGTGTATCCCCGAACTACAGGACGCAAGTTGGCTGACTGTCCCAGACGGTTTTACACAGGTAACCGCAGTGGACTCTTGGATGCCTAGTTCCTTGGCGTACCTTTTGTTCGCGCCTACGGCTGCGTCCCTCAGCATTTCAAGTTCTTTCGGGGTGGCGTTAAGGATAGCTGGGCAGTCAAATATACCCGTCAGGGAAACGCCCAGCAGCCTCTCTTCCTCGCAGTTCTTCTTCCAGATGTTTCTGAGGTAACGAAAGTCGGTCAGGGTAGACTGCACCGTACCCAATAAAGTAGCCAGGGTAACCTTCACAAGGATGGTTGCCAGTGTATCCTTTGGACGACACACAACCTCTGAAAGATTGCACAGTTGTGCCGATCTCAAAACGATTTCGCTGCAAGGATTTGTGCCGAATTCGTGGTTCGGGTCCCTTCTCACCGGGAGCATGTTAGTGCACGCCTGTCTGTTGAAGATACCCCTCTCCCCAGACCGGCTCTCGTAAACGGAAAGCCATTCCCGCATGTGGGCGCCTACGTCTGGTCGGTCTGTATAGCAAATAGAGTTGTTGGCTAATGCTCTCTGGGGGTTTTCTAGCCACCATTGCCCGCTCTTAGCGTTCCGCATACGCTCATCAGAGTGGTTTGAAAGACTGATTAGAGCAGTTCTGCGGACTCCACCGACTAACACGGCTTCCCCCTGGTGACAGATGAGGTCGTGAATCTCTATGGAGGTTAGTTTCCTCCCAGAAGCGTTCCCGAAAATGCGTATGAAGTGCTTAAACATACGTTCCAACGGCTCACTGCCGGACGCCCTACCGCCAAATGTCTTGAGAATAGCGCCTGCCGGTCGTACATTATCAGTGTCTATCTTGGGAATTAGCCCAGAATACAGCATCCCCACCAGTTCCTTTAGGGCTTTTGCCCAACCAAGTTTAGAGTCGCTCACTACTATGGTCGTATCGGTGCGGTGGAACTCCTCGGCTATCTCGGGTAATTTAGAAATGTGCTGACGTTCGACAGAGAACCCTAATCCAGTACCGCACAACATAATGTAAAGAGCCTCGTCGAATACCCTGACGTGGTCCACAGCAGTGTAGGCGCAGTTATAGCCAGCGACGTGGTCCCGTTCTAAGGCGACGCCTGCGGTCATAACTGCCCTCATCGAACCAAAAACACCCTTACCCTTCATAGAACCCTTCGCCAGGGAAAGGTCCTGACCTGTTCGCTCCTCGAAGAAAGAGATATAGCGGTCTACTGACTCAGGCCAGGTTTCCCTGCGCCCCTTTTCCGGTATATACCGGGCGTACCTCGATACGGCAATGTAATCCTCGTAAAGGCTCATTCTGGGTCTGTACCTCCATAGTTCATAATTTCCTCCGGTTCTTCCAACAGCAAGTGCATAATTTCTAGTATCTTTAGCAGGCTGTCCAGGTCTACAAAAGCATACATCTTACTGTTGTAGCGTTCCCCCAGAACCACCGTGGGTATTAAACTCTCTTCCTTAGACCCCTCCTCTGCTTGAGCGAGGGCGTCCTTCAGGAACTTGGATATAGTTTTCCGGTACTTGCACTCTATCCCTAAGTAAGGGTGAAGCACGTCCAGATGAGAGCGTCTGTCTGCGACAGGTATTCTCTCGCCTCCAGTCCGTTTAGCCACTCGCCTCTCAAACGATTTCCAGGTTTTATCCATAACTCGCCTCTCAAACGATTTCCAGGTTTTATCCATAATTAAGTGAGCAGTTTCCTTCGCCGAGTAAATGTACGGCTGGTTGGTGATAGTCGTACTCAGGACTGTTATTTGCCAGGCACTTCTTTCCAATCGTCTGGATGATACCAGTTCCAGTCTTCGTCATCAATGAAATGCTGGACGAGCGGGGAAAGCGTTTTAGTGTTCGCGGCGAGGTAGCCCTGTTTCGAGTCGGCTAAGACAACCACGACCTGCACCACCTCTTTGGTAAGTATGTTCTCGAGGGATACGTGCTGTCCTCTACGCCGCATATCGCACCTCTTCCTCGTCCAGGTTTATCTTTCTGGGGCTGTTGCCTGCGCTCACAAGGTTTAACGATTCCAGGTGTAGATGGAGATCGAACTCACATTCAGCCATATCCCAATGCCTGGCTTTAGAGATGGTCAAGTAAGCGTCCGGGTCTTCGGGATTATCACTATAGTAGCGCCCAAGCAAAATGACGTTATCGACGCGGTCCGTCAGTTCCCCCGCGCCCCTGATGCTGAAGCGGTCTATCTTGTCTCGAATGCTCATGGTCTTTCGAGCATGGCACACCAGGATAATGTGGCATTCTAGTTCCCTGCAAGCGTCTGTAAGCCTGCACACGACGTCTTTCTGGGCAGTATAGTCGTCGTTAGCAATGCCACCGATAGTCATCAGAGAGTCTACTAGGATCATCCTGGTATCGTAGTGGTCGATGCTATAGCGTATCACCGCCATGAGGGTGTTCAGGTCAACAGAGCCCTGCTTATCAAAGAAGTAGAGTCTGTCTTTAGCCCATGCGTTGAACGATAGGCCGAAATTGATGGTCGGCTCTACGGATAGAGAGGCTTGTCTCCACATTCTTGCTAGTTGGGATTTCGGGCTCATCTCGAGCGAGCAGCTGAGACACCGTTCGCCTTGTTCCATAGCGTTTAAGAGTATTTGACCGCAGACGAGGGATTTTCCTGATGAGTTGATGCCCCCGACGATCGTGCATTCTCCGTCGCGCAATCGGAACTTAGATGGGTCCCCCCAAGGAAGCGCAACCCCCTTGACCTGATCTCCTACCAGATAGTAATCGAGGACCTCTTTGGTGAACTCGTTGGCTGGCTTTATAGAGCGGGCTTGCTCTATCGCCAGATATGGTTCTAATAGATCAAGGCTAAGGGCATCCACTAGGTGCGTTCCTTTTTCGTAATCTCCTCCATAGGACGCCACTTATCGTACACCTTTTTATATTTTGCAACTTCGTCTGACTCCATCCCGCGGAGGTGCTGCTCCAGCTTCTCTATGTTTTCATCTATGCTGTCACGACAAGCCTTCATCACTAGGATGGCGTCTTCAAAATCAGCAGCGGTCTGCCCGGCTTGGATGGAACCGATCTCGTCTATGATATCTTCACATTCGTCTTTAATCTTTACAAGGGTAAGGGTTGTATCTTTTTCAGTCATTGTCTTTTTCCGGTTGTCCGAACCAAAAGTCTGAGCTTCTCATGGGAGGAGCGGTTTTAGCTCTCTCGGGTTGCCAGTATTGATTACCCCAAGGCTGGGAAGGCGGCTTATCAGTAATAGAGAAAGAAAGGCCAAGCCCCCGTTGGGCATACCCAAGACCGCCTTTTCTGAGGTTCGGTAGTTCATGTTCAAAGGTTACGTAGTCTTCACCAAGAGCGTCTAAGGATACTTCACGACGGGCGTTATAGTCAAGTCTTTCCGGACCTGCAATTTCGGTAAGGCTCAAATAAGATTTCCAGGCCTTGTGGAGAACAGCTTTACGGGTACTGCTGGTCATAGAAGAGAGACTCTGAATAGTCTGAATGTGGTTGAGACAACGATCCAGTAAAACTTCTTTAGGAACAGACCCGGTTTTAGTATACTCGTACTTAGCCTTCTTCTGAATAACGTATATCTTGTTGAGCAGCCGCCATGCGCGACCTCGTTTATCATAATAAACCATATAATACCTCCATATATATATACCAATAGGCTATAAACCATTGATATACAAAGACAAATACAGGTGTTTACAACTGACCCGCTGCAGGCTAGAATACTCTCCTATAAGCGGCTACAACTCAAATATAGCATATAAGAGACTGCTAATGTACTGGTTTTACCC